GATTGCTTTTACAATACTCGCAATATTCAGTAAAGTATTGAAGCATTAATTCTGGTGTCTCTATTGCTTTATGCCTACCCATCTATTTTTGTTTTATAGTGCTGACATATCCTTTCCATAACGGATAAGTAATATGTGTTAAAATCTTTATACCCTTCGTTGTCTTGTTCGTATGTTCTGTATAAGATGCCCCTTAATCTTTGACTTGGTGTTTTAAACGTGTCAGGGTCAGCCTTTAGGTTTTCTACGATGTCTTGCTCTTCTTTACTAAATGGCTCTTCTTTAATTGCTAAGTAGCAAAATTGTTGGTTAAGTTGGAATAGGTTAGCTGCATCTTTAGGACTTAGTTCTTGGGTTGCTAAAGTTAGCTTGATTGTTTTGTCTTTGCGTGAGGCTATGCTCTCTACTTGGCTTGATAGTATTATCATAGTATGCCGTTAATTATATCGTTTGCTTCGTCTATTGCGTCTTCTTGATCTAAGTAAGTGTCTACGTCTGCTATATGTTTGTTAATTAGGGTTTCTGCCATTGCATAGGTGTAGTGTCCTATCGTGGTCATATCGTCTCCATTTTTACCCGTCTTACATACTGCTACGAAGTATGCCTTATGTGTTAGGATAAGCCATATAGCATTTAGTTTTCTCATCGTCCTTGACCTCTGTATGCTTTTTCTCTGGGCGTGTGCTTATTAAAGGACTTCTTTGCAGAGCCTCGTTTCCTTTTCCCGAATGAAATTTTGTTCTTATTCTCGTTACCTTTTGCCATTTGGTATATTCTTTAAATGTATTTCAAATATTTCTTCTTTAGTCCATCTATTCTTAAAGTCATAATCGTAATGGCACTCTCTACACATAGCACATAAATTAGTTATATGGTCTTGCAGTTGTTTTCTTTTACTGCCGAATTTTGACCTTGCAACTATGTGTGCTATATCTACTGCCACTTTGCCACACACTTCGCAAAAAATGGTATCTGACAAATCAAAGCCCATTCCTTGCAAATAATTAAGTGTGTGTCTCTGCATAGTTTCCCCATTAAATTTTCCGTTGATTAATAATTAAAAAATTTAACTATGCAAATTATTTATTGTCTATTTCCTTTAGTTTATTAATTGCCCATTCAATCCCACTCGTACCGCCCCACGCATCAAACATTAAACCGCCACAACCTTCACTATAAGGAACGTCTTTATGTTGTTGGTGTCTTTTAAACGAAGCCATACGGGCAATCGTGTCTCTACTAATCGGCTCACGATTTGCCAACTGTCTTGCCCTTGCCTTACCAGTTGCTTCTCCGCAAGAACCCCAACCATTTTTCTCAGCCCATTCTATTGCCCTCTTTGCGTTGTTAGTTGCTGACTCAGGATAGTCGGTGTAACTTTCAGCAAATTTACCACCTGCAAGGATAGCTTTCCATACTTGCATAGCTTTTTCCTCGGTATCGTACACGCAACCGCCTTGTCCGATTTTCCATTTTCCTGAACTGCATTGTGTTACTGGCATAGTTTACTATAAATATACTTTCGGTCTAAATTTATCTCGTCAAAGTTATACTTCTTTTGGCAGAACTCAAACAACTTCTGTCCGCTTTCCTTTCGCATATCCGCATCACTCACTAAATCTCTTATATGTTTATACCAATCCTTCTGACTTTTAACGTAGTGTACCGGCATATCTAAGTATGGATTGACATAGCTAACTATGGCAGGGTTCTTTTTAGCAGCCGTTTCTAATACCTTTAAATTTGACTTCATAGCGTTGAACTTGTTATCTACAAGTGGGATAACTGAAATGTCTGAGTCCGTATAAGCACCCATATATTCTGTAACCCTTGCATAGTTATAGATCGTGGGATTAAGCTTTAGTCCGCAAGTAAAGGCATCAATCATTTTATCCCATATAGGTTTCTCCCCGTCATTGTAACCTGCTATTACAGTTCTTATATTCATACCTTGTAACCTTTTAAACGGCTGCCTTAGTATTTCAATATCCCTTTCGTGCGTTCCGCTACCGCTCCAAAACAATCTTACTTTGTAATCTTCGGTCTTGTTATCCTGGAACTGCTCTTGCCCATAAGGTAATGCGTTTGGTAAGATGTGAACGTTCTTATTAAATGGGGTTATCTCACTTGCTAACCTTTCGTGAGTGCAGGTGCATAGGTCTGCTATCTTTAAGTAATCTGTAATTAATTTAGTTATGTTATTATACTTGTATCTCCAATATAACAAATGGCTTTCGTTTAGTTCCCAGTAATCGTCATTGTCCACTACCAACTTAAAGCCGTACTTAGTTCTCCAGGTGTCCATTTGCTTTGCATCTATTTCGTTAAGCATTCTATTCATTAACACAATATCCCACCCCTGCTCTAATAATTCGTCATTAAGTACATCTGTTATAAGTGCGTACTCCTTTTCTAAGTGTACTATTGGCATCATAATACGGTGCAGTCCTACACCTGAGTTAGCAGAAGTTATACAAAGTATTTTCATAAGTTCATATAATATGTTTTATTTCCATTTGTATAAGCAGATACATTATTGCTATGCAAACTCCAGGTCTTTTGTACTAATTCATTTTTATTGTAACCATAAGCATCAATGCTATTTTGCTCAATATGATTAGCGGTATATTCTTTAATGTATTTCGTATGCAAACCTGCTGCCCTGCATCTCGTACAATAATCTAAATCTATTGCTCCGTATGGGTCAAGTTCTTGATTAAATGCGCCAATTTTATTTATAGTTTCTTTTGTGATAGTAAGGTTGCCAATTAAATCAGACGTGTCATTACTCATACTATCTAAAGGAATAGAACAAATACCAATAGTTTTGTCTTGTAAAAAGTCATTTCTTATTTGCAACCAATTATCAGGTTCTAATATATCGTTACCCATAATAGTTACATAATCTATATTATCAAAGTTTAAATTCCTTAAGCCTTTATTAGTTGCAAATGCTATACCCTCTTCATTAATAATAGTTACTATATCAATATGCTTACCTGCATTTTTTATATTCTCAAACAAATTATCTATGTTTCTATCTTTATAGTTTAAGTAGATTATTGCATTCATTATCTTATGTTTGAGCCGATTTCCCTTGCCGGTACTCCCGCATATTTAGTATTTGCTTTTGCTTCTCCCTTTACAAACGCACTTGCTCCAATCATACAATTTTCGCCAATGTGCGTAAACTGATGCAAAGCTGCGTTAAGTCCTATATTACTTCCTTGATCTATAATACAATGCCCACCTATTTTTGCTCCTGAACATATTGTTACATTGTCAAAGATTGTACTATCGTGTGCTATATAAACGTGCTTCATAATAAAACAATTATTACCTATGTAAGTATCTATTTCAGTTCCGGCATCTATTGTTACAAGTCCTGTGATAATATTGTTATCGCCTATGTAAACTTTGCCTTTTTCTTTTTGCCAAAACTTCTTATGCTCGGCAGGGTCGCCAATAATACAATAAGCACCAATGTAGTTGCCATCTCCGATAATTACGTTATCGCCAATTATAGCGGTCGGGTGGATAAAGTTAGCCATTCTTTTTATTTTTAGGTTGTAAATCGTACCATTCGTAAAGCCGTTTAATCATATCAAAAATACAATGGCTGCACCATACTGTTAATATAAAATCTGGACTCATATACTTACGATAAATATGCTCGTACATTTTTAAGATGTCTAAATCGATATTTCGCACATAGCCGTTTTGAACTGTATGCCAATTACCAACGTGTTGATCTAAAAAGTTGCGGTGTTCTATTTCCATAAGTTCCACATTATTTTTGAAAGTAAAGGTGCTAACACTCCCGGAATAAATACAAACGCTATGATGTCAGTACATATTGCAGGTAGTAAATATAAAATCAAACCTGTCCAAGCTGCTAAACAACTCGTGCAACTAAAAGGCTTAAAATCTAAATACCATTTTCTATGAAATTGGTGTATCTCTACAAAGAATATTGCAAAGCATATTGCTGCTATAATTATCATTTGCGTAATTGTTTTTTAAGTTCTCGTTTAGTTAATTTAAGTTCCCTATGTATTGACATATAAGGTATGCCTGTTACCCTGCTTAATTCTTTAGCGTTGCAGTTGTGCTTAATAGCATACACTCGTAATAGTTCCGCTTTATACCAGTGCATCTTGGATAGTTCGTCTTCTACTTTGTTAAGTAAATCTTCGTCCCTATCGTGTACTATTAATTCAACCTCTAAAGGTTTGCGGTATGTTCTATAAAATTGGCTTGTATTACTTTGCATCATATTAATCATAGTTCTAACTAAGTAGAACTTTAATACGTTTCGGGTGCGCATATCAATTAAACGTTCCTCGTCCATTTCGCATAGCACCTTAAATATTTCGCTTCTTAAATCTTCTCGTAAATCTTCAGGCTGCATTTTATCTATTGCTTCCTTTAGTTCTCGGCTCTCCCAAAGTTCTAATATGATGCTATTCTTGTTCATATTCTTTTAAGGTT